TCAGCCCCCAGATACAGCTGAGGGTAAGGACGTCACATGGCAAAAAGCAGGAGATCCTGCCAACTCTTTCGTTCCTGACGTATCTTCACCTGGTGCAGGTCCTCCCGGCGTCACGCGCGTTGATCCGTTGGACAAGGACAAGAATCCTGGCCTATCTGTTAAAGACATGAAGGGCGAGACATATATACCTGGTGCACCTGGCACTGGAACGACATCTCCGACAGTCACGAGTCCTCTAATCGGCAAGTCTCCGATTGCAAAAACACTCGAACTCGGAAAATCTTCAATCTGAGCACATAGTTAAGTCATCTAAGAAAGAAGTAACATGAGTAAGAAGTTGTACGAAGAAGCCTTGGCGGATGTTAAAAAGCTCAAGGAAGTAGCAGAAGACAATGCAAAACGTGCTGTCCTCGAGGCTGTTACACCGAGAATCAAGGATTTTATTGAGAATCAGTTGATGGGAGAGCATTTTGGCGGATTTGATGAGGAACCAGTCGAAGATGACAATCTTCTAATGGATGAGGAAGTTCCTGGCGAATTTCCTGAAATAACGGCTCCTGATTCAGATGAATTAGAATCATCACCAATAGACATCTCTGGAGAAATTGGCGACTCAGATGTATGTGCTGATGCTATATCAATGCCTGACGAGGAGGGCAAGGTCACTCTAGATCTTGATGCTCTTACAGCAGGCGGCTCTGAATATGAGCTGAGCATGGAATCTGCAGAAAAACTTGGTCTCCTCGAAGATCCATCAAGGGTTTTTGAGGCAAAATTGAAAAAAATTGAACATAGCACAAAACTTATGATCTCAGCAAGCAGAATGTTAAAGGAGACGAATGCATATTCTACACGTCTTTCTTCTATCATTTCTGAAGTGGAAGATATGTATGCCTATCTTCAAGAGAAGATGAAAGACTCACAGAAGAAAATTTATGAACCTTTACTCGAAAGAAATTACACAAGCCTTAAGAAGCTCACGGAGCAGAAAATGAAAAAGAACAAGATAAATGAGTCTGATGTCACTCTTAAACTTACCGGCCTCCCAGATGAGGTTGATCTCGATTCTATCGGGGTTGATCTGATCACAGGTGATGAAGAAGGAGACGAGGATCTTGCACCTGATGGTGACGGTGATTCTGATGATCTCGACATGGGCGATGAAGACAGCGAAGGCGGAGCCGAAGGTTCTGATGACCTTGATCTCGACATGGGCGATGAAGATTCAGAGGATGATACACAAATGGAATCACGAAAATTAAGCGACGATACAATCGTTGAAATAGACAGCAGAATGCTTCGTCATGAACTCAGCAAAATAAAGTCACTTCGTGAGTCTGATGAAGGAACAAAGCCTCAGTCATGGGGTCATGGCCCGGGCGATGTTTCTGATGACTTTGCTGACGAAGACAATGGCGATCCATTCGTTGATGTCAAGCTTCGTGAAAATGACGAAGATGAGGACGAGGATGACCTTGAAGAGGGTCAAGAAGACGGCACGCTGACCATGGATGAGGATGATGATCTCGAGAATACAGAGAACTCAGAATCCGCCATGGCAAATCCAGGTGCTACTGTCGAGGGTATCAAGCGTAGATTATCTCGAGAAGTTGCACTTCAGACTGAGGCTCGAAAGAAGGCGACGCAGGCTAAGAAGCGTCAGGCTGAGGCTCAGAAGAAGGCGAAATCTGCAAAGAAAATGTCAGAGCGTCAGGCTGCTCGGAAGCATGCAAATAAGATGCACGAGGCATATGTCCACTTTGCCAACGTCTATAATGCGTCAGTTACACGCACAAACAAGTTCAAGGGAATGCTTTCAGAAGCCTCCCGCAAAGGAAGCACCTCAAATGGTGCATCCAAACGGTCTGCTGGGGAGTCCGCAAATCTCCGCACAAAGTTGGCAGAAACGAATCTGTTCAACGCGAAGTTGATCTTCACGAACAAGCTTCTTCAGAATGAGTCACTCACACGACGCCAGAAGGCTTCTGTAATAGAGCGACTTGACGAGGCGCGGACTGAACGTGAGGTGAAGCTTGTATACGAGAGTCTTGTCACAGCCCTTAAGGGTACAGCAACGAAGAAGTTGAATGAGTCAACATCTCGTGGCGTGATTGGCTCAGCGTCTAGCCCGACTCGTTCATCTACATCTTCTCAGAACCTCAATGAGGGTATTGAGGCAGATCGATGGGCTCGCTTGGCAGGCATCGTTAAGTGATTGAATTAGAGATTGCAAACAACAAACCAACAAAAAGAAAATCAGGTATTACATGAAATATTTTAGCTTAGATCAGCTCGCACAGGGCATTCGCGAGAAGCACGTAGGTGCTGAACGTGCCCGACTCACCGAGAAGTGGAGCCGCACAGGCTTGCTTCGTGGCCTTGAGGGGCCGAAGCGTGAGGTTATGGCTCAGCTTCTCGAAAACCAGGCTGCTCAGGTCCTTAAGGAGAGCAACGCGCTTTCCGGCGGCGGCGGCAACATGGGTGGAAGTGGTCAGATTCAGGGTTTTAGCAACATCGCGTTCCCAATCGTTCGTCGAGTATTCGGTGGCCTCGTTGCCAACGAGCTCGTCTCGATTCAGCCGATGTCGCTTCCCTCTGGTCTCATCTTCTACCTTGACTACACATACGGTAGCAACGTTGGCAGAGCGGCTGGCGACACGACAAATTCGACCTACACTCGTGGACAGTCGATCTATAACAACCCGACTGGTAAGGGAATCCAAAGCGGATCTCTCGCGACCGGTGGTATGTATGACCTCGTTAACACGGGTTATTCCCGAGTTACTGGTTCATTCACGGGTCAGACGCTTGCTGCAGTCGGTGCATTCGGCGGCGCGAACGGTGACACATGGGCATCTGGCCTCATGATCAGCAACGAAGGTATGTTCTCAGGTACGAATGCTCGCTTCGCGGATTTCGATAGCCAAGTTCAAACTGACCTTGCTTCGAATACACTCGATACGACATTCGCCATCGTAGATCTTTCAACGTTGACCAACATGGACAAGCTCTCTCCTGAGCAGCTTGCTATCTTTGCTGGTATCGTTGGTACACCTACGAATGGTGTTGCCTGGGGTCAGAACTATCAGGGCGGAACCGGTGTTCTTAACCTCCGTCGTCTTAACAAGCGCGGCGATTGGAATGCGGGTACCACGACGTTTACACCGAATGCTCTCGGTGGAACTCATCTCATGACACTTCTCAGAGGCGCGAACGGCACGCTTCTCAGCGGTTCTTCAGGTGCAGTGACTTTGTCATATTCTCTCACACAGACGCTTAGTGTAGACTCCGGCAGCGGCGCGACGGTAACGATTCCTTCGTTTGAATCTGACTTCGGTGCGACACCGAGCCCGGTCATTCCTGAAATCGATATCAAGATTGAGTCGATCTCAATCACTGCTGACACCCGTAAGCTCCGTGCAAAGTGGAGCCCGGAACTTGCTCAGGATCTCAATGCGTACCATTCAATGGACGCCGAGGTTGAACTCACGTCTATTCTCAGCGAGCAGATTGCTCTCGAGATCGACCGCGAGATTCTCAACGACCTTGTCAGTCAGGCGAACGGTGCGAACTACTACTGGAGCCGATCACCTGGTCGATTCGTCAACAAGGTTTCTGGCGCTCGTCAGTCACTTGCTGATTCATTGCAGATCGGTCCGCAGTTCACGGGCACTGTCCGTGAGTGGTACGAAACGCTTATCGAGACTGTTATCGACGTTGCGAACACGATTCATCGCAAGACCCTTCGTGGTTCTGCTAACTTCATGGTAACTGGCCCTGATGTTTGCACGATCCTCGAGAGCTCAATCCTCTATAAACCCAAGTTCTCGATCGACGGCGAGGGGCAGATCAGCTCACCCTTCACGATCGGAGCTGAGGCTGTCGGCACCTTGTCGAACCGCTTCACGGTCTATAAGGATCCGTACTTCGTCCGCAACAAGATTCTCATTGGTTACAAGGGCGGCTCTTACTTGGAGACAGGCTATGTCTATGCTCCGTATGTGCCTCTCATCGTGACTCCGACGATCTTCGCGCCGGAAGATTTCACTCCTCGCAAGGGCGTGATGACGAGATATGGCAAGAAGACTGTCCGGTCTGATTTTTACGGGACCGTGACAGTTCTCGACATGAACATAATTTAATTGAACAAAAACAACTAGTTATGTAAAAAACGCCTCCTCAAAAGGGAGGCGTTTTCTTTTTCTTTTGAAATTGCTTCACAAAATTATCAACATTCACGTGCTCGCGGAAATTTTGGAAGTCGGTCGGAGCCATTTTTAGTTTTTCAAAAACAATAAAAAGCTGTCTTTAACTTTTTATTTCATAGCGTAGCTTTTGTCTTATCAAGAGATCACTATCATGTGTAGAATTGTATTCTAAGTAAGGGTATATCAACATTGGACTGTAAGCTCTGTGAATTTCACAATGACAACTTGAAACGCTTCTCTGATCATCTCAGATCAGTTCATAAGCTAAGCTCTGAACAGTACACAATCGAAACGGATTACAGCGGGACAAGGCCAACATGTCCTGTCTGCGGGCAGCCCGTGAGATATGTGTCTTTTTCATTCAAGAAGTACTGCAAAGATCATGCTCGGCTAGCAATGGTCGAAGGTGGAAAGATCGGTGGTCAAGCTGAGGCATGGAACAAGGGAGAGACCAAAGAAACAGATCCTCGAATAGCAGCTATTGCTTCGTTAATGACGGGTTCTGCTAACCCGTTCTATGGACGAAAGCACACACAGGAGACACTCAGAAAAATCTCTGAAAATAAGATGTTGGGAACAATGTCAATCGAGCAAAGAATATCTGAGAGGTCGTCGGAGTTCACTCTCGTCACTTCGT